GTGACTAAAGGTGTTGCTGCAACAGTACCACGTCTTTGTATCTCATCCATGCGGTCTGCTAATTTTCCAACCTGATCAATTTGTTCTTTAGAAATTACGTCGATTGGCCCCATCTCTTTTATCTTAGCCATTGCTCCGGCTGCCTTGAAGGCTTTCTCGCCTAGGATGGCTATCATGGCTGCCTGTGTCTGGGCGCTGCTGCCTGCATCCTTGTGCGCCTGACCCATTCTCGATATCAGGTCAATGTTAGAGATGCTCGCATCGTTAAGTTCAGCGACTGAAAATCCTAGTGTCTTGAAGTATTCCCGGGCCTTTCCTCCCTCCTCAATAGCCTTGAGGCGCTCCTGGCTGACCGCTGTGATAGACTTAGCCATAGCCTCGAAGGAAACACCCGTTTGGCCTGCCAGCACCTGGAGGCGCTGGACGTCGTCGGTGCTGATGTTAAGTTGCTCGGACAAGTCGCCGATGGCGTCGACTGTCTGAATCACCTTGGAGACAAAGGCGCCGATGGCAGCAACAGATAGCGCCGCACCGAGCTGAGATCCTACCGATTGCCGGAACTTGTCGGTCGTGCTCGAAGCCTTTTTCAAGCCGCTTTCGTAGGCCGAACCGTCCAGGCCGAGCTTTGCGATGAGTGAGAAAATGGCCATTTGTTAGTTCCTTACTGTCTCCCGTTCTTGACCCAGGCGCCAGAGGGCATCGTTCTTATCGTTCCACAGCTCGACCTGACCGTGCATTTCGGCGTTGGTTAGGAAGAACCTTTCGGCATCGGTCACCGGCATATTTAGAACCGTCTCCTCGGTAAATCCAATGTCGACCAGGCCAACCAGCAGCCTCTCAGGCCAGGGCATAGCGGCCTCTCTGGATCCTGCACCCGGCTGCCTTAAAACCTCGGGGCAGTCGGATTTGTCGCCGATCCACTCCTGGAGGATTTGGCATTCCTTGACCAGGTCGGACTTGCTGACCTTCTTGCGCATCAGCCGAAGAGGCACCCATCGGAACACCGAGGCCATGGTCTTGACCGACTCCTCGGCAGATTGGCTGCACACGACGACAGCCTCGACCAGGTCGTTAGCGGTGGCCCGGCCTCCGGTGACGAAGGGGGATCCCAGCCGATGCAGCAGGATTGCGTGGCCGACAGTAAAGGGCACCATGCGGAGCCCGATCACCATCGGACAGGCCTTGGCTGTTGCGCTTAGGATGGCGGCCAGGCTGCTCACACGTTCAGGGCGACAGCGGCAGCGGTGGTCAGGTTCTTGAATCTCTTCACGGTGATCGAGACCATAGCCTTGCCGCTCTGGGTCATTTTGACCGAACCACCTCCGGCATAGATGAACCGGCCGCTGTTTAGCACGTCGGCTACACCCATCATCTTAATCACTGGAGCGCCGGTGATTGAAACCGTTCCATTGACCGGAGCCAGTGAACAGAAGGCCAGGGCGGCGGCTGCATTGGCGCCCGAGGGAATCATGTTCAGGTTCAGGGTCACTCGCTCGTTGTAGCCGATGTGACCCACCACTTCTCCACCGCTGTTGCGAATCTCCTCGGTGTCGGATTCGTGAGTCAGGTCGTAACTCTCAATCGAAGCCAGGGCGGTGAAAACTGCGGTTGCGTTGTCTGTGTCGAACATCGTCACCGAAGCCGGTGAACCGAATTGGTATGCAAGTCCTTGTGAATTAGCCATTCGTGTGGGTGGTTAGGTGGTTGCGGAACAGTAGAGGGTGAATGTCCTGGTGAACGTCCTGGACCGATTAGAGATTGATGAGCCACCAAAGTCCAGAGGGGCGGCGAATTGCGCCGTAAATGGGCCGCTGGCGTCGTTTGACGGTGCATCCAAGGCCGAGGCCCCGGTGTCGTCGAACAGCGGCAGGATCAGGTTGTCGAGCACCTGGACGGTGGTCAGCACAGCAGCCTCGTCGGTGTCGTCGGCAGATAGCTGCAGCTCGACAGCGATCTCGACTTCGCAGGTCAGGTCGGTGCGCTGCATTGGCCTGGCCGAGTTGGTCGAGACTACCAGGCGCGGGAAGTTAGGCATGACGTCCTGGTCGTCTGGGTCGTCGTACAGGCCGCGGCTGTAGGACGTCAGGCAGGTCGGTGTGCCGGCGCCGGAGGCAGACCAGTTGGCGGCTGCCAGGTAGTCGGCGACTGCAAGCTCTGCTCTTAGGGCGACGGCGTTCATTTGATTGAGATTCCGTTGTCTTCAAGAACCTTGCCGTTAGCCAGGAGGGCCTCGGTCATGTGGTTGATCATCTCCGTCGTCTCGTCGTCCATGGCCTTCTGCATGGCGGTGTTGTAAATTTCAGATACCCGGTTGTATTGATTGTCTGCAACACCTGTACGCATCGAAACGAAAGCGGTGGGATTGAATCCAGGAACCGCCTGGAATCCATGTGCAACGGTGCCTTTGTGGATGCCTACATTCTCTTGAGGAAGACCATATTCATTGGCCATTGCAACTAAAGCGCTGTTTGTTTTCTTTGGCGCTCTGTAGCTGGCAGGTTTAGAAAGCGGTTTCCATTTAGGACTTTGAAATTGGGTGAATCCTCGGTTGTAGATTCTGATAGATTTTACCACTGCGGACCTGAGGTATCCAACCGATGCGATGGATCTCTTCATCAGCGCCGAGGCGGCTGCTTTCATTGCTTTTCCGTAAAGACCGTGACCTCCGTTTAGGTTTACTGTTGGGTTTTTAGCGGCTTTTGCTTGAACGATAAGGTGGACTCTCCTGAGAATCCTTGAGGTTCCAATGCGCTTACCAGTCTTCTTAGATTTTCTGTTTAGGTTTCCGACGGGCGTGCCCAGGTAGTCGGCGATCCTTCGGCGCTCCTGGCCCGGGCTCTTGGGCGGCACCAAAACGAACAGCCGGACCATTAGGTAAAAGAATCTGCTGTTGATCGCCTTGTGAAGATCTCGGGAGGTCGTCAGCAGATACTGCTTCATGGCAAGGTCGAACTTGCCGCTGTCGACCGTCATGTTGACTCCGAATTTCACTTGGTCTTGGCCCCCAGCTCAAGGTTGTAGTAGGCGCCGGAGGCATCCACACGGCAGGACAGGATGCGGAGGGTGCGTCCCTGGTAGACCAGAGTCCTGCCGACCACCGGCCGAGGCTTGCAGAAGGTCAGGGCGATGCGGTCGCTGTTCTCCTGGAGGATGAACAGGCCGTCTTCCTTGAGCAGCCTGGAGAATGTGGTCCCCTGGTCGAGCGTGTAGAGCGTCGAATCCATCGAGACCAGCGTCGAGTCACAGGTCTTCCAGTCGCTGAACATGACCAGGATCCTCGAGGTCACATTGTCTTGAAAGCCACCGGAGATGGGCACGTTGGCATCGTTGACTGCTGCCGGGATGCACCGGATCGACGTTCCTTCCCAGATAAACATCGGCGCCCCCAGCATTTGCTGGAGCACTGCCATGCCCTGCTGGAGACTGGATCCGATGGTGGTCATCAGGCGGTAAAGTAAGTGCCAGAGACTATTAGCCGGCTGGTGGCCTGGAGATGGTCGGCCAGGCTAGTGGCTGCTCCGGTCTCGAAGTGCGACAGCTCGAGGTAGCTGGTGCCGGCGATTAGCCTGGCGATGATTGCAGTCTTGGCCTGGTTGGTTCCGTTGGTCAGCCACACCGCGGCGGCGGCCTCGTAGGTCACGGCATCAGGCAGCGACAGCCGGAGGTTGCCCGTAGCGGATCCGCTCACCGAGTTGACGGTGACGTCCGCGGTGAATGTGGTCACGCATCCGATGGTGGTGTGCCGCGCGGTGTTGGTGGTGATGGCGAAGGTGCGGCCACCGCCGGAGTCGATGAGAGTCGGCACCCAGGTCGTCGGTGTGACCAACGGCAAGGCGGCATACAGCTCGTCGAAGTTGTCGTTAATTTTCTCACCGGCGCCGCGGAGGGTGTCCCCGGTGTTGTCGTTCGCGATGGTGCCGATGTTGATCGTTTGTTGAGCCATATTATTTCTTGGGTAGGACGTACCAGCCGGCCGGGAGGGTCACCCGGGAAGGCCCGACCAGCTTCTTGTCGGCATCGAATCCGTACACGCTGGCCTTCACCGGCTGGGCCAGCATCACCGGATCACCGGAAGGGACCAGGACCACCCGGGTCACCTGGCAGCCCAGGCAGGTCAGCAATGCGGCCATCCAGATCGCTCTTGAGGGCCTCGGGAGCTTTGCCATGTTGCACATCGGTGGGTGGTGTTTCGCGGAGCCAGTCGAGCAGAGCCTTGAGGATCTGGTAGATCCAGTTCACGCCTTGGGGTCGATGGTAGCGGTCTTGTCGGCATCCTTGGCCATAATCAGGCCGAGGCCGGCGGTCACTGCGGCAATGGTCGAGGCTATGTCGATGTTGGTCGCAGGGTCACCGTCGAAGGCAGCCCGTAAGGCCCCACCAACAGCGACAAGGATAGCACCGACACCGGCGAGAGTTGTTTTCGTGTTTTTCATTTGGATTTGAACAGCCTATAGGCTCCGTAACAGGCGCAGGCTAAGCCAATGAGCGCGGTGATAAGCTGAACCCAGTCGGTAAGCCACGGAATAAACGAAACAGCGGTGGCACCTGCCGCTGCTGCTAGGCTGAGTCCAGGGCTTGTGCTGCTGTTCGTTGGTTCCATTACTCGGATTTAGGCTGGGCGGCTGAGACTATGAGGTCCACAAGCGGAAGGGCTGCACGGGCGTTGGCAACGCCACCAGCCTTAACCGCGATGTCGATGAGTTGAAGGAGGCTGTTGGCCTGCTCCTGAGTGAGTTCGATATTGATCATGCGGAGGGAACGTCAGCGATAACCACAGGAGGCACCGGCACCCACGGCAACGGCAGCGTAACCACCGGAGGATCGATTTGATTCTCGATCTGCTGCGTCACGTTGGCTTCGATAGCTGTCTTATCGACACCGTTGCTATAGCACCAACCAAGCACCTGTTCCTGCGTCAGGTCAGGATATGGCGTGAACTCACCAGACGGCGGAGCGAACGAGCAGGAGCCGTAGCAAGTGCCGCTGTATTGATCCTGAGTGCCGTTGCATCGCCAGTCGGCGGTGATTACGACATCGGTGAGACTGCCTTCGGTCGGCTTAACGAGAAGGCGTTCGATGATCCAGAGGATGGTCATAAATTAGCGGGATTCGAGGGTTTGGACGCGGGCGGTGAGTTCTTGGATTGCGGCAACCAAGATGGGGACGATTCGAGACATATCGACTCCCTGCGGCTTGATCGAACCATCGGCGTTCACGGAATCCTTTTCACCAGTGACAGCGGCAGGAACGATGTCGGCCAATTCATGGGCCAAGAAACCTTCGCCAGCAGAACCATTTGACTTCCAATTATAAACGGAAGGCTTCAGCGCGTTGACGCGAGTAAGACCACCAACCAAAGGCTGGACAGATTCCTTTAGGCGATAATCGGATGAAGTGTTGTAGGCAGTAGCAGTCGTTGTAACTGAGATGTTTCCAACCTGAAGCGTCTGACGATAAAATTTAATTGTTTCACCATCTGTTGCAAGTCGGTTACAGAATAACGAAGCATCGCTTGTGACTGTTGCTTGAATATACCCTCCTGCTGCTTCTTCAAGACCAACAGTGCCAAGTGCGCTTGCCGTCTTTCCTATAAGCAATCGCCCATTCGCATCGAGGGTCATTGCTGTGGTAAAGGCAATGGCGGAATCTACAGTGGGATCGGTTCCAGCAATCAGGAAACGATGCTCACTGTTCGTTTGAATGTATTGCGAAGCGTATCCAGCGGCTACGCGTTTCCAACCTCCAGAGTTATATGCATTCTGAGAAAGGTATATATCGGTACTAGGGTAAACAGAAAGGCTTCCTCCATTAAGCTGAACGCACTTGTAAGGAGAACTCCACGCACTCGGCGTAACCCCCACGCCCAACCCCGTAGAGTTGAGGGTCATGGCGGTGCCAGCGTTGGTGGCCCATGCGTGTTCGCCAGTCTGATTGATGACGTATCGGTTGCTTGCCGCAGTCACTGACCGAATAACAAATGAACTGTTTGAAGCACTCGGAATTCCAGCAGACAACGCAAACTCCTCACCACCGGCACCGCTGTTGACCATACGAATTCTTACGTTCGCATTGTCGTTTCCGCGAATCAAAATCGCGTCAGCCAGATTGTTTGTAAAAATGTCCAGCGGCGCACCGGGAGTCGCAGTACCAATACCCACCCGATTGTTCGTCGAATCAACCTTCAGCGTACTCGTATCCACCGTCAGATCGCCGGTGATGGTGGCGGAGCCAGCGGTGACGAGTCCGGTGACGGTCAATGCTCCACTCGCGGTTGGAGAGGATGAGAGCAGATTGTTGATGCTGATGCGTTTGGTATTCCCCGAGGCTGGTGGAGTATCCGACACGTCCACAATCGGGATCATGTCATTTATTGCATCGGCTGCCGTTAGGTTTGTTAGTGCTGAGATTTTAGCGTCTGCCATATCAGTAAACTGTTAAGATTAGTTTTCCCAAGTCTTCTTGTGTTAAAAATGTGGAGCCATCTTCCAGCACTATGCTGTCGAATGTGCCATACGAAATAACGAGCTTGCTGGTTCCATCTTCTTGCAGCAGGAATGTCTCGTCCTCTTGTAGAACATCCCTCCGCATAATCGGAGGCTCAGGCATGATCCCATTATAGGATCTCGTCCTGTTGATTGATGTTCCAATAGAGATCATTAGCTACGAGCTAGGAAAGCCACAACGCTACCGGATGAGATCTGGAATCCAGTGATATTACCCACCAGCGGTAGGCCAGCAGGGATCGTCTTGGAAGTCCAAGTGCCGGAGATCTGGTAGCCAGTGATGGACGTAAACACCGTCGGCTCGGTCGGAATCAAGCCAGACCAGTTGCCGGTCTGAGCGGCGGTGCTAGTGACCAGCGCAAAGCCCTCGCGGCCCATGCTGTACTCTGTGGAGATGTCTGCTTGAACGGCCATAAAATTGTGTTTTGGTTAAAGGGAGGGTCACTAGCGTGTCCAGTGACCCTCCCAGTTTTGGTTGTTTAACCTTTGCGGATCTTCGGTGCCAGGGCTCCCTGTATCCACAGGATGAGCTTGCCTCCTTCGGGAATAGTCGCGGTGTTGAAGGCGGTGCGCTGGAGTGACGCATCGACTTCGGGGCCGGCGACAATCTTAGCCTTGTCGTTTCGGTCCACCGAGATGGTTGTGGCGATTCTCATGGGTAACCTTAAGCGGTGACCAGAACTTCGGCCTGGGTCGTGTCCGCGGCCGCGGCGCCGAACATGATGTCGTAAGACGCCATGTGAGCGCGGGAGGCGCGGCTGTACCAGACGGAGAGCAGGCAGCTCAGGCCGTTGGCGGTGGTGACGGCGCGTTGCTCGAGGAACTCACCGGCGATCATGCCGACCGGGAGGCCGGAGGCGATGGCGATGGCATCAGGGCCGCAGACGAAGCCGGCGGTGTTGGCCTCGGCAGAGGTCCAGCGGTTGTTCTCGGCGACCACGTCGAAGCCGAACCGGCCGTTCGCCAGCAGCTCCAGGCGGCTGTCAGGGAAGGTGTTGCTTGCGGCAGAGAACTGGAGGCGAGCGATGTGGCCACCGTCCAGGATGAGGTTCTTGCTGCGGTAGTTCTTCGCCAGGGCGAGGATCGCAGGTAGATCGGAGGTGTCGAAGTTGGCCGCGGTGCCGATAGTAACTGCGGTGCCGTAGTTGCCCGAGACCATCAGGGCGGTCAGCACGTCGCTGATGCCGTAGGCAAACAGGTCGGCAGAACCGGCAGCCAGGTCGGACAACATGAAGCCCTGGTTAAGCTCCTGCTGGGTGACCGTGAAGTTCTTCGAGATCTGGTTCACGGTGACCGCGGTGGCGGCCAGTGTCGAATCGTTGTTGGTTTCCCAGGACGTCGGGTTGGTCTGGGCAGCGGTGCCGGTGGTGTACTTCTTGACTTGAACCGAGGCGCGGGGCCGGAGGTTGTCCAGGCCGACGTTGCGGCTGAAAGCGGAGACCAGGGCCAAACGAGTGGCGGCCACAGTGATCACTGCATCGGCGAGGTAATCGACAACCAAGCCCGAGGCGAACGTGTTGGCGTTCTGGGGGGCGTGGATGGCGCTCTGGCGCAACAGCTCGGAGTGGTTGGCCACCAGGAACTTGCGGCGGTCATTGCCGGCCTGAAAGCCCTTGTGCTTCTCGAGCAGTGCATTGCCGAGGTTCTCGATGCGAACCGGGGCGACGGGCTCCGGTGCAGGGGCGGCGGTGATGGTCTTGGCGCTGATGGCAGCGGCCACGGCCTTGGCGACGATGGCGTCGATGTCGAGGGCGGTCGGCGCACTAGGAGCGGCCGCCACCACGGTGTTGGAATCAGTCATGTTGTGTGGTGTCTGCTGTGATGTCGGCGCGGTTGTCGCGCCATCGTCGGCAGCGTTAGTGCTGCCGGTCGAAAGTTTGTTGTCTGTGGTTTCGCCCTCCTCGACTTCGAGCTGGGCATAGAGTGCCTTGAACCAGTCACGGCCGGCGGCACCTCCCCAGAGGTTTGCAGCCACGTCGGCCGGGGTGTTGGCTTCGGCCTCGAGGAAGCGCTCGTTGCGTCCCCACCAGGCGTTGGCTGTGCGGATCTTGTCCTCGGTGGGCGCCTCACCGGCCACCAGGGCCTCGGCGTCCAGGACGGTTTGCTTCTCGAGGCCATCACCGGCCAGGCCTTCGGCATACTGCTCGAGGCCTCGCCGGAGGTTGCTTCGGACGGTCTCAGGGGCGGTCTTGGTCACAGCCCGAGGATGCCAGCAGGCGGCCATGGCGAGCTGCTCGGTGGTCTTGTCGGCTAGTCCAAACTGGATTGCCTCCTGGGCGGTGAACCATGTTTCTGCGGTCATTGCCGCGCGGATCTGAGCTGAGGTCTTGCCGGTGCGCTTGGTGTAGATGCCGGCCAGGATCTCCGCGTGCTGGTCGAGGGCGTTGGCCATCTTCCGCATATCGTCTGAGGTGCCTGCCACCATTCCAGACGGGTCATGGATCATGAACAGCGAGGCCTCGGCCATCTCGATGCTGTCACCTGCCAGGGCTATAATTGACGCAATCGATGCGGCGATGCCGACCACCCGGGTTGTCACCGGCGCCTGCCGGCCTCTGAGCATATTGTAGATCGCTAGGCCGTCCCAGACGTTACCGCCAGGGCTGTTGATCTCGACCACCAAGGGGCCAGGGCCGACAGACTGGAGAGCATCGGAGAATGCCTTAGCAGAAATGCCGGAGCCACCGAACCAGTCTTCACCGATCTGGTCGAATATCTGGAGCACCGCCGGCTCATGTACCGAGGCTCGGGGGCTGTAGGAAAGCCAGTTGGTTACTTTAGTCATTCGGTTTTCTTGGCTCTGGTTTTCCGTTTCTTGGGCTCGAGCACTGCGACCACCTCTTCGATGGGCTCGGCCGGGATCGGCTCGGGCATTTCTTCGGAAGGAGGCTGCTCGAGAGCGGCCGCGGCCGGCTCCGGTGCTATCGGCTGCTTTTGAGCGGTCGAGATCTGTGAGACATCGAGGCCGTACTTGACCGCCAGGTCTTGAATGTACCGGGCCTGTTGAGCCTTGGCCTCCAGGGCGGATCGCCAGTCGATGCCTCGGGCGCCGTAAATCTCGTCGTAGGTGGTAATGCCTGCACCAAGCTCGTTTAGCTGTGCGGCTGAGTTACGACCGACGTCGACGTTAGGCGCTCGGGGCGCCTGGATGGCCACCTCGTACCAGTCGTCGGGGCTGTCTCTGAGTGTCGGGTCGGTGCGGATGGCGTACTCCATGACGTATTCCCAGATACGTCGGGCGGCCGAGGCCATCACCTGGTGACGGCTGCGGAACCACACCGATGACATATCGAGTGAGCCACGGTAGACGGTGCCCTGCATCGATTCTGGGAATACCAGGACGTAAGGGATGCCGACGCCAGCACAAACCTTCTCGGTCAGGCTGCGCCAGTACTCACGCATATTAACATTCGGGCGGTCAGCGCTGAACTGCTCGAACTCGTCGCCAGTCTTCATGACCTTGACCGATGCGCCGAAAATGTTTTCGTAGTAGTTCTGGGCGGTCCCCTGGGAACCAGCAACACCGGATCGGAGGCTAGTTGCCTGCACTTCGCCGGAGCTGGTCTTGATCACCTGGGCCACGCTGGAGGCGAGCTTACAGGACTCCATCTCGAGCTTTTGGAGATCGTCCAAATCGTGCAGGTCGTTGATCACACAGGCCACAAAAGGCAGGCCGCGGAGCTGGCCGGCACGCTGGGCCTCGTAGATGTGGACCACCGAGTCGGAAGAAATGGACCGGATGTCGGTAAGCTGTCCCTGCTGCTGTTCCTGGCCGCAATAGAATGAGATGGCCCTACCAGTCTTGGGATCGAACCGCACACCATCGAACACATCAGGGAGGCCCTCCTGGCCAGCGGGTGTCGACACTTGCTGCGGCTCAATGAGCTGCAATCGGGGCCGGCCGGTCTCGCCCTTGGTCAGGAGGATAAAGGATTCCCCATCGTAGAACCAGCCACGGGCTGCCAGCGACATCAGGGTGCCGAAAGACTGCCGGGATCCGATGTCAGGGTAGCGGCTCCAGGTGTCCCACCATTTCTTAGCTCGGAGATTCCAGTCGGGATTCGAGGAAGCCGGCTGCACCGAGAAGTTGCTGCCGACGGTGTAATTCTCGAACAGGTCGCCCAGGCGATTCATCACCGCGTTGTTCTGCTCGAAGAATCGGCTCTTTCGGACGATCTGCTGCCGGGTCGAGGCAGTCACATCGAACCGCACCGAGGTGTAGCTGGTGTCCAGGAAGGACCGGCGGATCGAGTTGGACGCGCCCTCGTAGCGGTCGACAGGCGCCGAACGGAACTTCTGTAGGATGGTGTCGAGGAATCCCATCAGCTCATGCCTCGATAGCTCGCCTCACGGCGGAAGTTGGAGAAGTCGCCGCCGAAACTGGTGGCTGCAACCAGAACCACGGTCACCATCTTGGTGTAGATCTGGGCGTCGGTGGGCGTAAGGTTGCCGTCCTGCTCGAGGTAATAGACGGCCAGGTCGTAGTCATCGACCAGGCTTTCCCACATCTCGACCATCTCGGATGGTGTGGGGGCGCCCTTGCCGGGCTCGGCGAACTCGACCGACACATCGGAGGATGATGTCGACCGGACCACCTGGCCGGACTCGATCACTGTGGCCGCGGCGATGGACTTAGCAGCCAGGGCAGCCAGGAGCGTCACACCACCCAGTGTCGCATAGACACTGCGGAGATAGGCCCTCTTGATGGCTACGGTAAACGTGAACACCTCGGGCGGATCTTCACCGATCCCAGGGTGACTTCAATAGGTTAGCTGGCTATTGACTCGCTTGACGTAACCAGATCATTCCAGAGCATCACCATAGCGAGCTGCATGATTTCGCAGTCGTGCAGATGGTCGGGCCACTTTTGGTTCCTCTTAACCCAGACGTGCTTGATGCGACCCGCGCGGTTGGCCTGGGGACGTAGGACGTGCGAGTCCAGGTGGCGCCAGTAGAGTTCAGGATCGGCGATGTAGGCACCTTCGGCCTGGACGCTGGGCGGATCCTGATGGACGCCCCATTCCCGGTCGATGTCGCCCTTCCTTAGCCTGGAGAGCATATCTCGGAGGTGCTCGGTGTCGAACACCAGGAGGGGCTGCACCACGTCGGTCCTCATAGAGGATGATGTCGACAGGCCGAAAGGGTGCACCGCCCCGGTGGCTGCTGTGAACCGGGCTCCGGTCTCTCGGCCTTTAAGCGGCATCCAGCCAATCACCATGGGCTTGCGGAGGCCGCCTTCCGGTGGGTAACGGAGGCCGCACGGGAAGGTAATCGGGTTGGATGTCACCGAGGAATAGGAGGCACAGGCGTCATAGACGGTCTGGGTGTTGAAGCCTGAGTCGATGCCGACATCCATGTCATGGACCTCGAGGGCCACCTGCACCCGGCGAAGGGCTGCAAAGTCGTCGGCATGGCCGGCAGCAACCAGGGTAGAGTTGCCGTCTTTCCACTCGCGGCACACCCACCACAAGAACGGCGCCACGGCCTGAACGTCGGCGGTCAGGTAGCGGCGGCCGCCATCGACGGTCACGGTGGCCGCGGTCTCGGTGCGCTCCTGCTGCACGTCCTGTTGCTCCCATGGCTCTGCAAGGTTGCCGTTAATGAAGCCTTGGAGGCCGGCCATCGATGCCTTGGCCTCGAGGAACGAGACAGCCAGATATCCCCAGGTGCATTTGCGGTCGGGGCTATAGAGGCTGCTGAGGTGGTAGGAACGCACACCAGGCATGGCGTTGGGATTCTCTGGGCGCCATTGGCCATGTCGGAGGGCTGCCACCTTGTGCGAGTCGGTGATTTTGCCCTGGCAGAGCTGGCAGACGTAATGGGCCGAGGATCGGATCTTGGCCAGGTCGTGTTTGCCGTCCTCGGCCTTGGCGTCGTCCCAGGTCACCTGGCGCCATTCGAGTTTGATGTACTCCCGGCAGTGGGGGCACGGCAGGTAATACCGGCGCTGGTCACCGCGGAGGAAGCGCTGCCAGATCCGGCCTTCGACCACCGTCGGTGTGCTGGTCATAAAGGCCTTGGAGCTGCTGAAGCTCTTAAGTCGCTGCTCGGCCAGGTCGAGGGCGTCGGCCTCCCGGGCGGTGGCCTCAGCAAATTTGTCCACCTCGTCGGCGATCAGCACCCGAACCGGGCGGCTGGCCAGGTTGGCCGGGCTGTTTGATCCTACGAAAGTCAGGGTCGACCTGGTGAAGTTCTGCTCGAGGTTGGTGATCTTGTCGGCCTCGGCCGGGTAACACTCGAGCATGGCCGGGCTGTCCTCGAGCATGGGCAGCCAGCGGCTCTTCGAGAATGACCTGGCCAAGGACTCGGTAGGCATCAGCCACAAGGCCGGGCTCGGCTCGTTAGCGATTAGCCAGGCCAGGCCGGCCATCAGGGTGGTCGTTTTGCTGGTTTGGCTGCCCCAGCACAGGGTGACCTCGTAGACCGTCGGATCCTTCCAGGCCTCCATTGGCTCCCGGGTATACGGTCGAACCGAGGTGCTGAATGGTCCTGGGTGCTCGGTCTGCCGTTGGGTCAGCCGGAGCGATGCCTCGGCCCAGTCGACCACCGTCTGCATCGGTGTCGGCCGGTAGAGGTTGCGGCGGTAGTCCAGGAGGGAGCGCTGAAGGTCGGTTAGGTTCAAAATAAGCGCCCTTCGTGTTGGTTGGAGATCCTGGCCTCGGAGATCTTGTGGTATTCAGGATCGCGTTCGATGCCGATGAACCGGAAGCCGTTGATGGTTGCAGCCTTGCCGGTTGAGCCGGAGCCCATAAAGGGATCGAGGATGGTTCCGCCTGGTTGAGTTATCAGGCGGCAGAGGTAGGCCATTAGCATGGTCGGTTTGACGGTAGGGTGATTGTTCTCGGATTCTCGATCCACTTTACCAGCCTTGGCCGTGTAGAAGAACCGGGCGCCGGACTTCAGCGACAGGGCCGCCTCGTTGCTGCCGTCGTGGATGATGTTGGCAGGCCAGCGGCCGGAAACGGGTCGCGCTTCTCCGCCGTCACGCGAAAAGCCTCCTTGGAACATTGTAGAGCCTCCACCACTCCACCCACCACCATCGGTTCCCACTCTACACCCATCGACATTGATGGCGCCGGTGCCGTACTGGATCACATTGGCGGCCACCGTGCTGGAGAATGGCTTTCGGGCCATGGTGATCGGCTCCAGGGCAGGCTTTAGGGCGGTGCCCCAACCTTTGTGGTCGCCTTCGAGATTGTGCGACTTCGGAAAGCCCGACCCATACACCCAGGCGATCATGTCGCGGATCTCGAAGCCGGCGTCCTCGATTCTGCACGCCATCCGGTGCTGCGTCCTGGTGCCGGCAAATGCCAGTAGGTGGCCTCCCGGCTTCAGCACCCGTAGACACTGCTTCCAGATAGCCACGCTCGGCACGTCGTAGTCCCATTTCTTGCCCATGAATGACAGGCCGTAAGGTGGGTCGGTCACGATGCTGTCGACCGAGTTGTCCGGTAGTGTGACCAGAACCTCTAGGCAGTCCCCCAGGTGTAGCTTGTAGGTCATTTCCATGGGTCGGTGTTGTGCAATGTCTTGAGCGCCACCTCCTGGACCCACCTGGTCAGCTCACGCTCGGCGTGCTCGGGGTCATGCGGTGCAATACGGCCGGAGAGTTGTTTCGGCATGGCCTTGATCAGCGAGGCCACGGCGCCGTCGTGCTCCTGCATCACCCGTCGGACCCAGTCACCGGAGACCAGGCGGCGCTCCTTCTCGGCCTGGGTGATCACCTCGTCACGGGCAGACGTGAGGTTCTTGGCTGCCGCGGCATGGATCGCCACCAGCCGGCCGGCGTCGGCTCGACCACCGCGGAGGGCATCGACAGCCAGGTCATAGGCTGCACGCTCGATCTGGCGCTGCCTTTCGTAAGCGCCCTCAGGCGAGTCGGTGGCTGCTGTTGCGGTGTTGAGAGGGGTCTCTGCTTCAATAGGCCTGTAGGGGCCTTCCTGTTCGATTGTAGGGGCGTCTGGTATTGGTGGCGATTGTATGTGTTGAGTCGTCGACTTTGACCGGATGTTTTTCTTGCGCCAGGCATCGGCGACCTCGGGACTATGCATGGGCATTCCTTTGGCAGCCAGTTGTGTGACGTAGCCATGCGAAACACCGGCGTGCTTGGCGTATTCCCGCTGGGTCATGGCTTTAAGGCTCCTAGGATCTCAGGAGGCAGCATCGAGTCGGGCACGTCACCAGCGTACTGCAAAGCCCTGAAAACGCCGTCGCGCCGGCTGTCCTGCGAGTTGGGCACGCAATAGCTGACGATTTGTTCCGGTGTGGTGCCACGTTTCATTAGCCGGATAAACCATGCCACGTTTATCAGACCGTATTGATCCACAAGAAACTGGATGTGATTGTTTTGCATAGATATTGTGTTTTGTGCTTGATCACAGAAATTGATAGGGGTCTCGCGTTCACC